GGCGGGAGCCGGAGGTCCCGGCAGGTCGGCCACAAGGCTCTCGGTGGTCAGCACCATCTCAGCAACGGAAGCTGCGTTCTCCAGAGCGGAACGGGTGACCTTGGTCGGGTCCACGATGCCAGCGGCGATCATATCCTCGACAAAGACCTCGTTCTGGGCATCGAAGCCGTAGTTGGGCTTGTTGGCAGAAACGATCTTGTCGATGATGACGCTGCCCTCCAGACCGGCGTTCTTGGCGATCTGGCGCAGAGGAGCTTCCAGAGCCTTCAGCACGATCTTGGCACCGGTGCGCTCGTCGCCTTCCAGCGTGTCGCACAGAGCGCGCACAGCGGGGATCGCGTTGATGGGAGCGGTACCGCCGCCGGCCACAACACCCTCCTGCACAGCTGCCTTGGTGGCATTCAGAGCATCCTCGATGCGCAGCTTCTTGTCCTTCATCTCAACTTCGGTAGCAGCACCGACCTTGATGACAGCCACGCCGCCCGCCAGCTTTGCCAGACGCTCCTGCAGCTTCTCGCGGTCAAAGTCGCTGGTAGCGGCCTCGATCTGGCTGCGGATCTGGGCAATGCGGGCTGCAATAGCGTCCTTGTCGCCTGCGCCGCCCACGATGGTGGTGTTCTCCTTGGTCACCTTGACCTGACGGGCATGACCCAGCAGCTGGACGGTAGCGTCCTTCAGCTCGTAGCCCAGATCAGAGGAGATCACGGTGCCGCCGGTCAGGGTAGCGATATCCTGCAGCATCTCCTTGCGGCGGTCGCCGAAGCCGGGAGCCTTGACAGCCACGACATTCAGGGTGCCGCGCAGACGGTTGACGATCAGGGTGGACAGAGCCTCGCCCTCGATATCCTCAGCCACGATCAGCAGCTTCATGCCGTTCTGCATCACCTGCTCCAGCAGGGGAACCAGATCCTGAATGACGCTGATCTTCTTATCGGTGATCAGAATTGCAGCGTTGTCCAGATCGGCCACCATCTTGTCGGTATCGGTGACCATATAGGGGGTCAGGTAGCCGCGGTCGAACTGCATACCTTCCACGATCTCGTTGTAGGTCTCGGCGGTGGTCTTGTTCTCCTCGATGGTGATAACGCCGTCAGAGGTGACCTTCTCCATAGCCTCGGCGATCAAACGGCCGATCTCGGGGTCACCGGCAGAGATAGTGCCGACGCGGGCGATATCGTTGCTGTCCTTCACCTTCTGGCTGTGTGCCTTGATGGTCTCCACGGCGGTGGCAACGGCCTTGCTCATGCCGCGGCGGATATCCATGGGATTTGCACCGGCGGTAACGTTCTTCATGCCCTCATTGACCATAGCCTGTGCCAGCACGGTAGCGGTGGTAGTACCATCGCCTGCGGCATCGTTGGTCTTGGTTGCGACCTCACGCACCAGCTGTGCGCCCATGTTCTCGAACTCGTCCTTCAGCTCGATCTCTTTTGCGATGGTCACGCCATCGTTGGTGATGACCGGTGCGCCGAACTTTTTGCCCAGCACCACGTTGCGGCCCTTGGGGCCGAGGGTGATCTTAACGGTGTTAGCCAGGGTATCAATACCGGCACACAGTGCCTTACGGGCGTCCTCGCCCTGCTTGATCTGCTTTGCCATAATACATCGCTCCTTTATAATACAAGCTCAATTGAAAAGGGAAAATTCAGTTTCAGTCTTCCACAACAGCCAGAATGTCGCTCTGGCGCACGATGGTGCACTCTTCGCCGTCCACCTTGACCTCGGTGCCGGAGTACTTGCTGGTGAGGACCTTGTCGCCGACCTTGACGGTCATCTTGACTTCCTTACCGTCCACGACACCGCCGGGGCCCACCGCGATGACCTGTGCGACCTGCGGCTTCTCTTTTGCGCTACCGGTCAGGATCAGGCCGCCCTTGGTGGTCTCCTCAACTTCAACAGTCTTAATGACAACACGGTCTGCAAGAGGAATGATCTTCATAATTCTTGCCCTCCAATTATATTGAATTTATTTGAAACTTTGTTGCGTCCTGCGGGGGCTTCGTGTGTGCCCCGCAGTGGTTTAGCACTCCTTTTCTCTGAGTGCTAAGTGTATTGTACTCATCTTGCCCTAAAAAATCAAGGGGTTTTGCGATTTTTCTTTGTTAAGAATTTATGACGTCCAAAAATCGTACTCTGCCACGCAAAAAAGCGGCGCATCCTTGACTGCTGGGTATCCGTAAAACAGTTTTCGAAAAATGACACGGCAACTGACCACCACGGAGAAAGTCGGTCACACCACCTACACCGTGACCGGCAGCTATGAGGGCAAGGAGTCCTTTTTGAAGAAGCTGGAGCGCATTGTTGCCAAGAACGCCCAGCAAAAATTTGAAGATGAGGGTGCAGACGAATGACAACTGCGTCCAATTCTGCTATACTTGACCCGGTAACCAATCCTGTACCGACAGTTGCTCCACAGAGTAAGGAGGACACAACAATGTCTGGAGCAACGAATAAAATCACCGCACTTTACTGCCGACTGTCGCAAGAGGACGCACGGCTCGGCGAAAGCCTGTCCATTGAGAACCAGAAGGCTATTCTTCTGGAATACGCTAAGAAGAATCACTTTCCGAACCCGGTGTTCTTTGTGGACGATGGATATTCCGGCACGAACTACGACCGCCCCGGCTTTCAGAGTATGCTGGTCGAGATTGAAGCGGGGCGTGTAGGAATCGTTATCACGAAGGATTTGTCCCGACTGGGACGCAATTCTGCCTTGACAGGTCTGTACACAAACTTCACTTTTCCCCAGTATGGCGTTCGCTACATTGCCATTAACGACAACTACGACACCATTGACCCGAACAGCGTAAACAACGATTTTGCGGGCATTAAGAACTGGTTCAACGAGTTTTACGCCCGTGATACCAGCCGCAAGATTCGGGCTGTTCAGAAGGCCAAGGGAGAGCGTGGAGTACCGCTGACGGTCAATGTGCCGTACGGCTATGTGAAAGACCCGGAGAACCTGAAACATTGGCTTGTTGATCCAGAAGCGGCTGCAATCGTGAAGCGCATCTTCTCCATGTGCATGGAAGGCCGTGGCCCGACCCAAATTGCAAACCAACTGTGGGTGGACAAAGTTTTGACTCCCACCGCCTATAAGTTGAGCCATGGCCTGAGTACGAACTCACCCGCCCCGGAAGACCCTTATCGCTGGGATAAAAGAGCAGTAAGTTCGATTCTGGAACGCCTGGAGTACACTGGCTGCACAGTCAACTTTAAGACCTATACTAACTCTATCTGGGATAAAAAGAGACATCTGAATCCCGTGGAAAATCAGGCTATCTTCCCGGATACACATGAGCGCATTATTGACGATGATGTGTTTGAAAAGGTTCAGGAGATTCGTAGCCAGCGTCACCGCATGACCCGGACAGGCAAGAGCAGCATTTTCTCCGGTATGGTCTACTGCGCTGACTGCGGTTCTAAGATGCAATATGGTTCGTCCAACAACAGGGACTTCAGTCAAGACTTCTTTGATTGCTCTCTGCACAAGAAGAACGGGAGCAAGTGCAAGGGACACTTCATCCGGGTAAAGGTTTTGGAGGGCCGTGTGCTAAGCCATGTTCAGCGGGTGACGGACTACATCCTCTGTCATGAGGACTACTTCCGCAAGGTCATGGAGGAGCAGCTTCGGGTGGAAAGCACCGAAAAGCTGACCGTCCTGAAGAAGCAGCTTGCCCGGAATGAGAAGCGGATTGTAGACCTCAAACGGCTGTTCATGAAAATCTACGAGGATAACGCCAGCGGAAAGCTGAGCGATGAACGCTTTGACATGATGAGCCAGAGCTACGATGCCGAACAGAAGCAGCTGGAAGAGGAAGTTCTCTCCATCCAGCAGGAAATTGAAGTACAGGAACAGCAGATCGAGAATATTGAAAAGTTCGTCCAGAAAGCGCACAAGTACGTTCATATTGAAGAACTCACCCCTTATGCTCTCCGTGAACTGGTGTCGGCTATCTATGTGGATGCCCCGGATAAGTCCAGCGGAAAGCGGGTGCAGCACATCCATATCAAGTACGATGGGCTGGGGTACATCCCTCTGGATGAACTGGAAGCAAAAGAAAAGGCGTGACCGAAGTCACGCCAAATCTTCCCCATTTCGGGAGCTTTTGCAAATACTGTTTTATGGGAACTCTGCTACAGGACGCGCCGCCTTTTTTATACTTATAGCGCATTATAGCAGTTTGCGTTTTTAATGCACAAGCAACAGCCGCAAACTGCATATCGCAAATAAGCCGTCTTGATAGGCACTATTTTTGAAAATTGCGATAGAAAAACACAGCTGCCGCGCTTTGCGGCAGAACGGAGGATACCGTGACAGACAAAAAGCTGATCTCATCTTTACAAGGACTGCGGGCAGTCGCATTTTTGTGCGTGGTCATCTCCCATTGCGGGGCGCCGTGGCTGGGTCCGTGGGCGATTTCAGTATTTGTGGCGCTGTCCGGTTTTCTGATGGTCTGCAACTATTACGACCGCCCTCGCACAGCACCGGGGCTGCAGTCTGCCATGAATCAGCTTATTTAGAAACGGAATCAGCAGATAAAACAACAGAAAACAACCTGTGAAGTTATCAGCCACTGTAAAAAAGGGGAAAATCATTTTCAAGAAGCCCTTGACTGAAAATGGTTCATAACCAGAAAAGAAAAATAAACACCATATAACTATTCTATAAAAATAAACCTCGCCTAGTAATTTGCAAAATTTCTTTTTTGTGATATCTGAGGTACACATAAAGTATCCTGTGATTAAAACAAAGCAATCAATGCCTGTCTTTCCTCCCCAGCCGAATAACAGTAGGAAATAATCTTTTACTCCTAGCTGTGATTGCTTTTCTATACAGTCCAGCAATCCAGAATTTACGACATAATGGTGGGCTACAATCATCAGCATTGAGAGGATTCGAAAAAGTTCAATATTAGAACTCCTTACCCCCCCCCCTAAAATTTTGAGTCTTGGTTAAATTCGCATTCATTTATCTTCCTCGCATCAGAGCAAATAGAACTTTATGAGAGCCATCTTATTAAATGTTTGTCTTCCGGTCTTGGCTCATTTGGAAGAACCCAATCTACAAATTCCAGCTTTTTATACATATTCAAGGCAGCTTCATTTTCTCTATCTGCATATAAGTGGATTGCTTTCATTCCGGCGTCCTTAGCCTTTTCTATAAAGCCCTGCACCGCAACTTTTCCGTATCCTTTGTTTGTGTACTCAGGAAGAGACGCCACCAGTCCATTTTGAACTGCATAATCTTCAAACTCAGCCAATAGCGAAGATGCCAGTTTCTTACCCTGATATTCCTTTGCAACTGCAAGCATTGAAAGATATGCGGTTTGGGAAGTCGTGTCATTAAAATAAAGGTTATCGTACAGAGCCTTAGATTCACGCAGGAACTCCGGACTGAAGATGATGTTCTTGCTGTTGAACTTCTCACGCACAGAGGCGGTATAGCCCACAGGAATCGTGGACTTGATTACCATGATGGCATCCGGGTTATATTCCATAACCAGCTTGATGACAGCTTCGACTGCCGATGTGTCAAAGTGCTGGGTGTGGCTATCGTAGTTTCTGGACTAAACATACCGCGGCGAAGTTGCTCGACAGTGGCGTATAAAGCTCACTTATTGCGTTATGTAGCTACATACCCCCTTTTTTGAGCATAAAAAAGAAGCCGTCGATTATGGACTAATCGACGACCTCAAACCCGGTCAGGGAGTAAAATGTTCACTTTTCTTCGGATAAGTGATTAAGCTCACTTATTTGGATTTTTGATGTTTTTAAGTGATTATATTCACTTATTTTTGCTGGATGACGACTTCATCTAAAATCTAGGATGGCGTAAAAAGCTCACTTTTTCTAAGTGAACAGAATCACTTATTTTCAATAGCTATCCTCCAGCCCAGTGATACAGGCCGTGTTGAACGTGATGCTGTCCTTGCGGATCACGATGGCCGGGTCACGCAGATGTGCAAAAAGTTCCTTACGCACGACTTGGTATCCGTCATACGAAAATGTACTTTCCAGTTCTTCAGCCCGTGCATCTCTATCATTTTCTACTGACTGTTCATTCATCGGAACACTCGTTTTGTTCTCCTCCATCTGTATCAGTCCATCCTTCCATTATTTCTTCCGCTTCGTGAAGCAACGCATTTAAATTTTCTACCGTAAATGTATTCATTTCTTCTATTTCTGCTGCTGGTCTAAGTACATCCCAGTTTCCGGCATAATGTTTCTGTTGTAAGAGGCTAATCTGCGCAATGCTTGTGATTGGTTGTCCAAAGGTTCCTGCCCATTCCGGCGGAAGAATGTAAATCGTCTGCTTAACTGTTTCGCCTTCAGCATCTTCTCCCTTGGGCGGAAGAACGATTTCTTCGACTTTGACCATTTCCGGTTCGTCCAGTTCAAAGAGCATCAACTTATTATCGCCCTGCTCCACAAACTGTCCACGAAAACGGTATTTTAAGCCATCTTCCCATTCCATGATGTCAAAAAGTGCTTTTGCTAGACCACGGCAAACAAGTGTACTGGCACACCACCGTCCCTCTTTCAATCGCCCCCAATGAATTGCATTCGGATTGCTCTTTTCGCAGGGGCGGATAGCAACACAGCGGTCAACCGAGTTCAGAAGCAGTTCTACATACTCAACATTTTCAAATTTTTTCAGACAAGCTGTATTAAACCGCAACCTTCCATTTGAAATCGTCATGGCCGGATTCCGCAAAGTCGAGAAATACTGTGCACGGACTACTTCATAGCCGGTCAAATCCAAACGATTCATGACTTCTACCGTGTCAGTTTCTTTCTCCAGCATTACACTTTCAGAAGCCTCTCGATATTCCTCTGCTGAAAATCCTGTCCAGTCTTTGTCGAAAGGTACATATCCACGAAGAATGCCGTCATCGACCACACTCAAAACTGGCAGAGGACGTTTTCGCTTTGCATAGCTCCGGGATGCTCGCAGATGATTTGCTGCATTATAGACCTCTCTGGATACAATTGCCTCATGATGGTCGAAATTCCAATATTGTGCACGTTCGTTATTTTTGATTTTCTTCGATTTATGAGTCAAATAATTGGGTGTGTAAGTTTTTCTTGCTAAAAGATCTCCACAATGTCTTTCATTGGCGATCAAAGCAGCCAAAGAACTTGGATTCCATTCTGTATTACCTAATTTTGTTTTCCTTCTATAATCGGTCAACAGTTCAGCAATTGATATACTTAGTATAATAATTCTTCTGAAGCTCATAGGATGAAGTCTGTTCATCATTATCAGTTGAAACACGTACATAAGCAGCAACACGACGAATGGTGTTGCTTGTTTCCAAGTTCTCTGAAGATTTCGCAGGAATTACTTTAATTCTGGATGTATCCGTGCCTTTATAACGTTCTCTAATTTTTTGTTTGCGCTCTTGCCGTTCACTTTTTGTCATTTGTTTCCTCTCAATCTTCCGGCTGGATGCTCCAATACCACTGACGCATCCTCCGGTAACTTCGGATGCCGAGTTCCTTTTTTATGTTTTCTGCTGTCCTGCGGCTGATACCTTCATCGCTCAGCCTTATGTAGATTTCTCTGGATCTCATATCACCCTCTGAAAGCAGTTTCTTAATCAGATAGGCCGCTTTCTCGGCTTTCGATTCAAAGTTTGGTGCTTCCGGCTCTGCTGCCGGATTTGGTGCAACTTCACATTCCAGCCATTTGAAGCCCTGCTCTGCTGTTATCGAAAACCGGATTTCACCATCGGATGGAGCCAGACTGTTCTTTATCTGCCGGACGATGCGGATATCGGCGTTCTCTGGATCTCTCTCCACCTGCAGGACACTCCGGGCAGCCGCCACCACATCGATACTGCCGAGACTCCGATACAGACCTTTTGTTCCCTCTTTCTTGTTGAGGTGACCGATCAGCACAATGGCACAATCATATACGGATGCCCACATTCCAAGACGCTGCATCAACTTTCTGGCTCTGCCTGCAATCTGGAGGTCAGAGTCACTTCCGAGATACGCCTGTATCGGGTCGATGACTACCAGCCTCGGCCGGAATTCTATAATAGCCTGCCGGATACGTTCATCATCCAGCGTCAGCCCACTGTAGGTTTCTTCATTTATGAACGCCACATTCCTGCAATCGGCTCCGCACTTTTCCAGCCGAGGCTTGATGGTATCCGAAACGCCATCTTCCGAACACTGATAAATAACCCTCTGTGGCATCCCGACCGGCTTACCATCCGGGAGGCCCCCACCATTGGACAAACCGGCAATCAGATTCATCATCATTGTGGACTTTCCGTCACCGGGGTCGCCTTGAAGCAATGTGATCTTTCCAACTGCAATGAACGGATACCACAGCCAGCGAACAGAAGTCGCCTGTACATCACTATATAATGTAAGAATCCCCACTTGCTCTTTACTTGCCATTGTCTTTCCTTTCCAATTGCAGTCTTCTACTACATTTATATTATAGAATATGTGCGGTGCTTTGACTTCCACCTGTCAGATGGAATGAAGTCGAAAATTCCACCTATCAGGTGGAATAACAGGCTAAGACCACACTACTGATAGGGGTAAGTGGCTCTGCGGTCTTAGAGTGTCCTCACTCTGTTGCCATACATTTTCTCCTGCGAGATAATCATATCAGCCTTATGCGGGTAAACCATAAGGAGGACTGTATGGCAATTGACTATACTGCGCTTGGACAGCGCATCGCCAATTTTAGGAACAAAGGAAATTTATCACAGGAAGAACTCGCTTTCAGGTGTGAGGTTGGCTATAAGCACATCAGCAACATTGAACTCGGAAAGAGTAAGCCCAGTTTGGAATCTCTCGTGCAGATTGCAAATATCTTGAATGTATCGGCAGACGACCTTCTCGTAGACAGCCTGACGCATTCCACCTCTACAGCTGATACGGAGATTCACCGACTGCTTTTGGACTGCAATGCAACTGAACAGGAAATCCTCACCCGGATGGTAAAGGAGGTGAAAGCGATTTTATACGGGTTAGGCATCTGACTTTGTAACTCGTTGACCATATAACAAAAAAGCCCGCATAAGCCACAGCTGCACTTCGGATCACACCGAGGTGCTGTCTGTGGTTCATGCGGGTAAGGCAAAAAAAGAAACCCACCAACGTACCATGTAGGATTCTACACAGTGCGCCAGTGGGCCAATTATTTTCAATTATGCGCTTCTTTTCTTATATCTCCTGTGGCCTTGTACATGACTGCCGTTTCTCATTGCTTTAGCAAGTCAGACAAGCAGTATTCTCCATTTGGGATATTTGCGGTTCTACGATATTCTTTAATCGCCCCCACCAGTGTTTGTGGATCACTAAAATAGTCTTTCACGAATTCATACGACTTTACATTATGCATACGGAGATTCACTTTACAAAACTCACTCGGCTTCTTCCCAGAACGCTTAAAATGTTCATACTCTCCCTCATTATGGATAATCAACATTTCTATTTCGGGAGCTGTAATGACATTAATAACATCAATCTTATTTTCGTATGCCTTGCTGAATCGAAATTCTTCCCTGCGCGAATCTAGAATCCGTATGACAGAAACCTGATCTGCAAATTCCTTACGTAAGTAACGTTCCTCAAATTTCTTTGCGTTCCTGCATCGGATAACTTCTTCATTGAGCATTTCTTCTCTGGTAAAGATCAAAAGGTCATTATCGACCAGTATATCGATAATCGCAGCCTCCGCCGAACCCTCGCAGATACACGCCTTATATTTTGCCAATTCCATTCTGCCGCCTCCTTAATAAATTGAAGCAGCCAGGTTCTTCTTCAAGCGCATATAGGCCTCATACGCAGGGGTCGTTCCTTCCAGAAATCCACTCTGATATGCATCGCTTTTTTTAATATCATTACGTTTCAATATATAGCTCAGGTTTTCTACTGTGATGCCATTACGGTTTCTTACGATACAAATTCCATCATTGCGGTCATATTCATCCAACAACTCTGGATAATGTGTTGTAAAAATCAGTGTTCCACCTTTTTTGTTAAGTCGGCTATCCATAAAGAAACGAATCAGTGTTGTTACAATTTCCTTATTAAAATGGTTTTCAATTTCATCTACCAGCAAGTATCCACCAGATTGAAGTACCTCCTTCACCATTGAGAATGTAATAATACCTTTGATTGTACCGGAAGACAGATACTGCTCAAGGTCCACTGCATTGTTTAAAACAATTTCATCTTCATTTCGGAATTTCAAATGGATAAATGTCTTTCCCTCTGTTTGCTCGAAGCACAATTTTTCAATGGTTGGGTCCAGAAAAGCAATCACTTCCAATGGAATATCCTCAGTAAAGGGAAGCACATTCACATTCGTGTAAGAAAGTAAGCTAAACACTTCCACCGTATCATTTGCTTTTTTATTATGTGCAATGATAAAGCTGACATCATCTGAAAGATATGCTTCATCGCTATTACGCGATGCCACAGGCTCCATTCCGGTGAAATCCGTCAAATACTTCTTCGACTTGATACTGACAATTGATTTTTCCCACAGTCTTTCGGACAGGATCGAATACACATAATCTCCTGCCTTTGCTTTTTTTGCCGTAATTACAGTTTCTAGGCAGCAGACATATTTACGATTATCATAAAAATAAGTGCAAATCGTAGCTTCTCTTGCTCCACCAAGAATAGTTTTTGCCTCTACATGATTAATGGGCTCATTCTTTACAATGTTCAGAGCCAAATTGATAACCTTTAACACAGAGGTCTTACCAGACGCATTGATTCCAATAAACGCATTGGTAGTGTGAAGATAATAATTATCAATCAAATTATATAGACTACACTTATCATCCTCACTTACGCGCTGCTGTGTGTAAAAACAGATATCTAGGTTTTCTTTAAACAGTGGAAGTCCCTGTGCGGTGATACGGAGTATTTTCATGTATCATTCTCCCTTCTAAAAACGGATTTATCGTTTTTATTTTCTTGCAATCTTATTATACCCCTATCGCCAGAAAATATCAACGGGTTTTCCGTTTTTATTTGTCAAATTTCAAACTTCTATACACATCCCCTAGGAAGCTCACAAACTCAGGACTCATCGTTTCAACGATCACCTTCCCGTCTATATCTCGCAAAGCCTCCAGTGCAATCTGCCCGATGTCGCTCATGTCCGATTCCATTCGTTTCACCACATCAGCTACTGCCTCGTCGATGAATGCAGCGAATTTTGCACCGTCAACAGTGCTTTGTACGGGCATTGGTGCGCCATCGTCACCGAACAGCCGGATGACCTTTGGGTCAAAGACTTCCTCGATCTTTTTCAATGCTTTACTCTCTGGCATTTCTCCCAGATACCCTTTCATTGATACCGCTGTTTGCCATGAGGCCGATGGCTTCTGCGGTATCCTCTGCCGAGAATCCCAACGCGCCGGCGATAGGCGCACAGTACTTGAACGTCTCGCCCATCATGCTGACGTTGGTGTTCGCGTTGGAAGAAGCTGCCGCAAGGATATCCGCAAAATGACCGGAATCTGAAGCCGACAGGCCGAAAGCGGTAAGGGCGTCCGTGACGATATCCGAGGTCGTGGCGAGGTCTTCACCGGAAGCGGCCGCGAGGTTCATAATGCCCTCAATACCAGAAAGCATATCTTCGGTGCGCCAACCGGCCATCGCCATATACTCCATCGCGGAGACGGCTTCTGTTGCGGAGAATTTGGTCTTTGCGCCCATCTCACGGGCTTTCGCACGGAGTTTGTCAAAGTCAGCCCCGGTCGCACCGGAAATAGCAGAAACCTTGCTCATCTCAGCATCGAAGTCAGCCGCTGTTTTCACTGCCGCTGTGCCGAGGCCGGTCACAGCTGCGGTCACAGGAAGGAACTTCTTACCCACATTTTCGACCGAAGAGCCAAGGTTCTGTAATTTTTCGCCGGCCTCATCGATTTTGGCAAGGGTCGCGTTAGTGGTCGCCGCCTGCTCCTGCAGGGATTTCAGATTCTGTTCTGTCTCAGCAATCTCACGCTGGAAAGCATCGTACTGTTGCTGGGTGATTTCACCATTGGCAAGCTGTTCATTGGCCTGCTGTGCAGCGGTCTTTAAGGTTGCCAGCTTTTCCTTGGTGGCTTCAATGGCATCCTTGAGCATCTTCTGCTTCTGGACGACCAGTTCAGTATTCGAGGGGTCCAGCTTCAGGAGTTTGTTGACATCCTTCAGTCCGGACTGCGTCCCCTTTATTGATTTGTTTACACCTTCCAGTGCTTTGGAGAGCTTTGTGGTATCGCCGCCGATTTCAACGGTGATGCCCTGGATTCTGGATGCCATGCGGGTAACCACCTCCTCGTGGGCATGAAAAAAGCCCATCTGCACGAGGCAGACAGGCTAAAGCGGTAAAATAATATACTCGTAAGTTACTAACTCGTGAGTTACTTTTTTTGGGAAGTGGGCTTGCAACTTAGAAATTTACAAATCTTTCGTTGCTATAAGCCGAAAAAAGAGCTATACTTAAATTGAAAAATTGTACTCAAAGGAGGTATGCTCTATGAGTGAACATCAAATTGATATTGCCGATATGCAGTGCTGGGTTTTCCGTATGGCTCAATCCAAGTGGAAAAAGTCTCCTGAAGCCTGCGCGAAGATATTTCAGGATAATGATGTGTTTGGATTTATCGCCAGGTGTTACGACTTTCTCCATTTAAGCAGCTATGAGTGCGCTTTGGATGATGTCGAGGAAATGCTGAAAAGCCGAGGTGTTGCCGTATGCTGACATTAACAAACGGAATGTTGCTCTATCACGGCAGTTTCATCCAGGTGTCCGAAATCGATCTTAGCAAATGTAAACAAGGCAAAGATTTCGGGCGCGGTTTCTACGTCACAAGCTCCTACAAGCAGGCTCAAGGTTTTGTTCCTCTGTCTGTAAACAAACAGGTAAACGAAGGGAAACTGCCTTCTGGCACAGCATCCGGTTACATTTCTGTTTTCAAACTCCATTTAAATCCCGATATCGCCATTCACCTATTCAATGCTGCTGATAGGAATTGGCTCCATTTTGTTGCTTCAAACCGTAGAAGAACCTTGTTCCCAGATGTCCGGGAACAGTACGCCAAGTTTGACATCATCGGAGGAAAAATAGCCGACGACCAAACTGCCCGCACTTTACAGCTTTACACCACACGCGCTTATGGTGAACCCGGCTCTGAAGATGCCGATAGCTTTGCTATCAAAATGCTACTGCCGAATCGCCTAGAAGACCAGTTCTGCTTCTGCAACGAAAAAGCGATCCAATCTCTCGAATTTATAAGGAGTGACAACTATGACTTCAAGCACCTATAATGTCAGTGACGAACAGCGCGAGTCTTGTGCTGTAAATGTCATGCGGGCAATGCTCGAAGATTACTGCGCCGAATCGGGCATCCCCTTTGATCAGGCATTCTTTGAGTTTTCGACTTCCCCTGCTTATAAGGAGTTGTTCGATTATTCTACTGGCCTATGGATGGAAGGCCCTGATTACCTTCGCAATGTCTTTGAAGATACACGCAAACCCACCGATTCCGCTTCTGCATGAAATACTTAGTTGACTATTTACACCCAATCAGCTATAATTCATTAGCGATCAGGTTTCAGTAACCTTGCGAGGTCTGAGACCGGGAAGATGACCTCCGGGCCACCTTCTTTCTCCCCCAGTTGTGCACGGCTGGGGGATTTTTTATACCCTGCTGTCAGACGACTGTGCTTATTTCGTTTGCAATATAAGCACAGTCGTCTGTTTTTTCTTTAGAAGTGGTCGAAGTCCGACTGACTTGCCAGCTCTTTGTACGGATAATCGTCATTCTGTCGCTCCGTGAACATATCATTGACCAACCCGATGGTCAGCAGGTCGAGGTCGGCGATGCTGATACCGAGCTGCACACAGCGCAGCAGAAAGAGCGGGGTGGTCATTTCCCGCTCACTTTTGCGAGGTTTTTTCGGGATTCCACCTCGGTCTGCACATTCAGGCCCCACAGTTCGATCAGCTGGGGCAGAATCTGGTAGATGGAGAAGGTGTTGAACTGGTCAAGGAACTCCTCCGGGCTGTCCGGCACATTCGCAGGGTCTGCATGACGGGCCATCAGCCATGCCGATCTCATTTCTTCCATACCGGGCATTTGTGTGCGGAGCCATTTCTTCCAGAGTAACTGTGATCTTGGTGAGATCCGGCTGAAACTCGATATAATCATCCTCATCCAGCTTGGAAAATTCCTCATCCACAATGTCCTGCGCATTGACCGGCATATAGACAGCCGAACAGGTATTGACGGTATTGCGGATGGAAATCGCACCGTAGAGCTGGATAATCTCCATCTGACGCTCGGTCAGCTTGCTCATGGCTGCATACAGCCGGCGCAGTTCCTTGTCTGCAAGCACCTCTGCCTTGCAGTCATCCATGAAATCCACCATGACAGCCGCCGACCAATCCGAGCCATCGCATTCCAGTGCGGTGTTTTCAAACTTGTCCGAAGTCTTATTACGGTTATGCTCCATGCGCCGCTCACCTTCCATCAGAAGGCGAATGCTCCACTCCATGTTCTCGAATTCCTCTGCCGGAATGATCTGGTAAGTACCATCCGTGAAGTCATAGCGGCAATCTCCGCAGCGATCCACGGCCATAACCGTGTGTGCGCCGTTCACCTCATAGACTGCATCGCTGAGGTCTTTTTGCGACCAGCCTTTCCGCTTTCGATATTTACGAATGTTCTGACCGATAATATATTCTTCACTGTGAATATCGACCACGCCTGGCACCCCCTTCCTGAAAGCATAAGCAGCAAAAAAGGCCGGGGCACCCCTAAGACTATGTACTCAGATGATACTCAAAGCACACAGTCTTAGGAATGCTCCGACCCACTTTCTTAGAAAAAGGGTCTCGACAACAAGTCAGGTTGAAATTTATGATTTCTTCCTGATGAACTCCGTACTTCGGCCTCTTATGAAATTGTTTGCGCTGATTACGCTTCTGATTAAGATTGAAATCTTCATGTTATGTATCGTTCCTATCTATGTATTTGCTTTCGTTATTGGTATATGTTCCTGCCACTTAGGGGGAATATCAGTTCAGTTATGTATACCAGGTGGCTTCAGGCCAATTCGGAATTTGGCAGGTTCTTCCAATTTCCGTTGTTGTCTTGACCGCCCTTATAGTATACACCCGACTCCAATAATCGACAACCAAAAATACCGCTATTTCGACAGTCAGATATGTCGAAATTTAGGCATCATTTTGGTGCAAATGCACTAAAATGCAGACTTCTTTTTATCACTCCTTACTAATAGTTTCATTATGTCGTTATTATTTCATCCTTTCCAATCGGCAGCGCATTCACGACAGAAGATCCAAAATGACTGACACAGTAGACCATCTGACAAACAAAAAAGCCGAGGCAGACTTCGGACAACCTTGTAAAAGGTCATCTAAAGTCTACCTCGGCTTACCACGCATTCGAGCAGCACCTACAGGCAGTATCGAAAAGGTCATGCTGGCTCACACGTCCTGCGGTGAGTCAAGCGGTTACGGGCATCACATTTTGTACTGTTCTTTTTTATCTTCAAAGGTCATGCACGGTCCAGAATAGCATTGCTCTGTAAAGTCATCCAGATATGCATAACCCTGCAATTTTCCATTTTTTACATAGGCTACAGCTTTGCGACCATTAATAATAGCGCGAGTCGCAAGCAAAACTTTCTTGCCCTGTGATGTGTAAATGCCACATTCTGAAATCAATATCAGCACCCCCTCTTATTGCTGGTCTTCAAACTCCTCATCCCATAAACCGTCATCTTCATCTTCTGTATCTTCCGATTCGGGCAACGGAGTAAAAATTTCCTTGCACTCTGTTTCCTCAATCCACGGCACCATATACTCTGCGCTTACATCACCTGTTTCCAGATCAACGAGAATCAATGTCACAGCGTAATTTAGGTAACAGTCATTTAGCCTTTCTGTGGCCTCGCAGAAGGCTTCACTGTCTGAAAGAACTAGGGATATTCTCTTATAACGGAAATTATAATCGGCAAAAAGGGCACTCATCCTCGACAGTCTGCGTAAAATTTGCATTCCACGATAGGTTCCTGAGCCAGTTCGCAGTACACCTCTTGGTGCCTGGACCGGGCAGAATTCCATTCCCCAAACATCTTCATCATCTGGAAGTGCGTTCGACATTATTTCCATATCGAACTGATAGCGCCCACCTAAGGTGTTATGTCGTTCCGGTTCCCGAAGAGCCACACTATACCCTCGTTTCAAAAGAGCATCGATTAAAATGGCTTTATACGATGCTTCCACTTCTCTCTCATAAGAAATATGACTTCTGAAACTTGTGGTATCCTCCATTCCATGTGCCTGCATCAGCATTTCAAAGCTAATGCCACTGTTTTTGTCTGCGTGGGCGGCTATATCAGCTATCAAATAGTCGGAATTCGCTCCTGCCGTCTTTTTATTTATAATTCTTGAAAGAGTAGATGCATTGACACCAATCTCCTCTGCAAACTGCCTCATGCTTCTCTCAGGCCCCTTTGCCCTCATCACATACTCTGCAAGCAGATTTTTGTCTGGAGCCTTCACTCGTGTATATTGTGTGGACAAATTCCTATAAATTATATTCAACGGCAGACCTTGTCGGAGTGCCTCCTGGACTTCAGCAGGATAACGATTGATTTCCTCTTCGCTAAGCGTCACTCTCTTTTGGTTTTCCATTTTCCTTCGCCTCCAATCACCGTGTTGCTCTCGTTGCTTCTGTTGCTTTCGTTGCGTACCTTTATTATATGCAACGTGTGATGTCTTGTCAATGGTTCACGCAAAATTCGTTGCGTATTGTTGCGTGTTGTTGCACATATTTCTCATATCGACATTATGGAAACTTCTCAAATCATCCCTTGACTTCTACAACTTTCTATTGTATTATAGGAACAAGAGTTCCCGAACTGTTGTTCTAAGTACAACGGAACAGTTGTTCCTTGTCAAGTAGCTTTACAAAATTATGTTGTAATTGCTGGTACTTTCCCTCCAGCACACAGCAGAATATCCCACATGGAGGCTGACATGAAAAACGAAACGAACTTTGAAACAAGTCTACTCAACACGCAGGAGGTCAAAGCGGAAGCCGCCGCCACCCTGACCCCCGATGCAAGCAACGGAGATAAAATAAAAGCCCTCCGCACCGCCCAGCACATGAGTATGGCTGAACTGGCATGTCGGGCTTCGATGTCGGATCGTGCGATCCGCTATATTGAATCCAACCAGCGTGAACCGAGCGTTGATGCAATCCAGAAGATTGCGGCTGCTCTTGGAGTCACTACGGATTATTTTATGGATGAGGCAACCTTCCAGCAGGAACTGAACGATGACCTCTTCTATGCAGATGTCCGCAAGAAGTATGGCTCCCGCGGCGTTGCACAGGCAAAGAAAATAAAAGAACAGACCACTGCCTTGTTTGCCGGCGGTGAGCTGTCCGAAGAAGATCAGGCTGCTTTTATTAAAGAAATGGAAGCACTTTTCCTCGATGCAAAGGCTGATGCGAAGAAATTCACTCCAAAAAAATATCTGCGGTAAGAACTGATATTACTCCAGAGGAAAGGAGTCTACCTTGAACACACGCGCTATTGATATGGCCGATGCTGTAGTTCGCCGCTACAAGACCCGCGACCCGGAAGAGATTATTTCCCGTAGAGCCATAAACCTCAAAGAGATTCGATATTGCCACGACCTGCTCGGTTACTACACAGTTCTGCTGAACTGTGAGTACATCGGCATCAATTCAAATTGTACAAAAGCCCAGCGTGTATCTGCAATGGCTCATGAACTGGGACACGCCCTCTTCGACCGGAAACACGCCAGCTCCGGTCAGACATTCCAGGACACCTATTTTTATAGCCTGGACAATTCAAAGGCAGAACGGCGAGCCAACACATTTGCGGCAGAACTGCTGCTGGCTGACAATGATGTTCTGGAACCGATTGGCTACTACGAATACACTGCCGACCAGAAGCAGCTGGAGGCTGCTCTGCCTTCCCGCTGCTCCTCAGCTTACCGCGCCATGAAATATCAGGAGCTTTTGCAGGAGTTCCAGTACGCACACTCCGGACTGCTCACACCGGATGAGATTGCACGGATGAATTCTATCGAGAAACATTTTGTGGATTTTAAGCTGAACATCCTTGCAGAAAAAGGCTACCAGCTTCCATTTCTTCCAAAACTCCACAGCGACTTTCTGAAGGATTCCTTGAAGAATTACAATACAGATTGTGCGGATTCATCCACCAAATGCCTCTAAATCATACATAGATGTAACACAGATGTATCTAAATCATACATCCATGCGGTTGAGCCTTCTCCCCTATTGCGGTATAATAGAGAAAAATAAACAAGGGGAGCGGAATATATGCCTACGAAAGCCCAGCTCGAACAGTGGATTCCCGGCGCACTCGATGATTTCAAATCTGTCATGCCGCCGATCGATGTTCCTTATCCGCCCGTTTATATCGTGAACTCCCGCAATTTTGCAGAAATCAGAAATCAACTGGTACGTGAGCTCGACAGCAAACACACTGAATGCCCTGAAATCGAAATCGGCGAGTATCTGTATGGCAGTCATGGTGGAGCGATCATCATCAACCAGACCGACATCGAATCTAATCAGCGGCTGGAATTCTGTAATGCTTACTGGCATGAACTTGGACACTTTTATGCGATTTCCTCTCAGCAGCCCGGTCTAACCAGATATTCCGAGCCTGGACTTGTCGATGACAGCCATAACTTTAACGTTGACAGCGGCATCCCCACATTGGGGCTTTCCGATGAACGGATCATCCAGGAGGGCTACTGGTTCTGGCAGGAATTCATTGCGCAGGCCATTGCCAACACCGTGCGATACCACTTTTATCCGACGCATCAAATGAACTGGCACCCGGAAAACTGGCATTCCATTTCAGACTTTCTTGCTGAAATGCTCCAAGAGGCACTTTTCCATGAGCTGTATTCCATTGACGAATATGCGCTCTCTCACTATTTTGCTTATCTCCTTTTGGATGACAACGCAAAAGGGTATGCGCAGGCGGCAAAAGAAAACAAGCTGCTGGAATACGATGGTCACGGCAATATCAGGATTCCCCACTCTCCCATCGACCCCACCTGTATCTCTTGGGTCGAGCCAGAAGATTTTCAGGAACCGCTGCTGAGAATGAAATCTCTGGTCGAGGGACAGCTCCAGAAAGAAAACTTCTGGGATATCTCAAAGGCATCCTTGCTTGAAATCGGCCAGTGCATTGCCGACATGATGCTGATAAAATTCAAGGCAAAAATAAATCACATGATGTGACTATACTACGAAGGCGAGGTGACGATGGATTGAACTTCTATTACTGCGATGCCTGTCATTACTGCTTTGAAAGCAAGTTACTTCCTGACCGCTGCCCGGACTGCGGTGCGGTAATGTTTGGAGAGAAGTCTGCCGTGCGGCCGGCAACGGAAAACG